GAGTTGTACCGACTTCGGCAATCATTCTTAATTTATCAGCTTTGTCTTGCCCATATACTTCTTCTATCTCATCAAGACTCATCCACTTGGTTTCAAATATTTCGTTCCAAGTTTTAGGATCGTATTCTTTTGCGTCTGGATCAATAATAATATCTAAAGGATCTTTAGTGGTTACTTGAACTTCACCATTTATGTGATCATCAAAATCTATTCTTACATCAAACCATCCACGATCTTGGATTAACCCATCTGCAAACACTTGGCTTTCTAACCATTCTAATTTGTTGTTGTCTCCAATCTGCATATACAGTCTAGAAAGTACGTCGGCTATTTCTTGGTTACCATTTCCTCTAGGTTTAAATTGAACGTCCGCTCTTCGCGTACTTTGTTCCCCTAGTACAGTGTTGACTGTAGGTAAAATTGTGTTGATTGTTAATGCAGGTCGGCCCTGATCGTCGAGCGCGTTTATGTCAGCTTCGTCCCATTGTTCGCCGCGGTAAAATGCGTCGCATTGTTTTGCTATTTCTACGTAGTCAAGATGACCGTGGTCCCTGGCTCGGGTATAGGCTTCCCATTGTCTTTTAGCAAGAGTTTGTTCTTCACCTGCGCTAAGATTCTTTTTCTTTTTTTTGTAGTCTGCCATTAAGCGCTCATTGATGATTTACGTTTGCCATCTTTTACTAAGTGTTTTAACCCATCTCTCCATGACGGAATATGCTCTGGTCTTTCATAAAACGTAGCAAACTCTGTCATCATTAAACCAATCCACGCCAATGCATCTACCTGGTCATCGTGCGTACCATTTGGAAAACGTAATAGTTCTGCAACCATTGTTCCTGTCCAAACGGCATCTTCTGGAAAGTATACCATACCTTGTTGCATTCTACCCTGGATTGCTCGAGCACGTAACTCCTTATCGCGCCTACCAACTTTTAAGTCTTTAAAGTAAGCTTCGTTAAGGCCGCGTTCGCGTGTTCTTTTTTCTAAGAACGGACCCAGGGCCATCTCAATATGACCTCTTTCTATTCCCACTATACCTGGGCGCCATAGTTCGTACAAGTCTAAAATTTGTTCTACTAATTCAAACCCGTCGTATCTACCTCGAACAACATCAACAATGAATAAATTATCATATTCATCGACGCCGACAACAATACCAACTGAATAATCGTTCCTGTCACGCTGGCCGATCGCAAGATCCCACGCGCAGTAGTATTTAAGTTTTGAAGTATCAATCTCATCGAAGTTATAATAAGCGATCATGTCGCGGTTAAAATAGTCGCCTTCGTCAGATACAGGATTCTGTTGGTATAGAGCAGACCAATCGCGTGGGCCGATGGCTTTCCTTATCTGCTCGAGAGCTTCTACATTATATCTCTCTGGGTGCAAACTTTCACCTGTTTCTCTAAACTTTTCGTCTTCTTCTGCAATTGCTGGGTAGCGAATCACTTCCCACGCATCTGCGCCCTCATCTGCTTGCATTAATAAGCGTCCGGCTAAGTCGTCGTCGTGCCAACGCGTAAGAATCACAAGTATTCCTCCACCTGGGGACAACCTTGTATAAGCTGTGGATGTGTACCAATCCCAGGTCGCATCTCGGTTGTTATCGGATTCTGCATCCTCTCTGTTTTTTACCGGATCATCGATAACCATAACGTGCGCACCCTTACCAGTAATACCACCACCAACACCAGCCGCGACATAACCGCCGCCTTCTGTTGTTTGCCATGATTCTACTGACTGAGAATCTTTATCTAGTCTAGATTTTTCGAATACATTTTTGTATACTGGTTCTCTTAGCAGTTGACGTACTTTTCTTGAGAAACTCATAGCTAACGACCCAGAATAAGAACAACTTATAAACTCGTGTTCAGGATGCCGGCCCAAGTGCCAAGCTGGAAATGCAATACTAGCAAGAGTAGATTTACCATGTCGAGGTGGCATGAAGAGCATCAATCTTGGTGACTCTTTATTCGCTACCTGTTCGCTGAACTTTTCTAGCCGTTGGCAAATATCCTTGTGTACCCAACCTGCTTGATAATCTGGATTAAAACGTTCAACAAATGGGAGCAACCTTTTACGTGCTAAAACTCTTTTCGCTAATTCTTGTCCTGCTTTTGCTTCAGCAGATAGTTGTTCTTTTTCTAGTTTCTGAGCAGCAAGCTTTTGGGGCTCGGGTATTGCTTCAACTTCGTCTGCCCGACAGTATACGCAAATCTCATCAATGAGAACTAAATTATCCGGATAGATCCCGCGACATCTTTTACACTCAGTCTTCGTTATTTCCATCTGGCTCCAAGTAGTTCGTATCGTTCCCAGCAAGTTTTAAAAGTTGTGCATCAGTTAATTTTTCTAACTGTTCTACTTTCTCTACATTTATATTAATCAGGGTTGCCTGTTCAGGAATGTGTAGACCGTGGAGCTTGCATAACGAATCAACAACATTCTTTTCTTCTGTAGAATTCGCCGCCTTCGAATGAGCTTCCAGGTACATGCCCGTTGCTGTGTTTTTATCGAACTTAACTTCCTCGCGCATTTCATTACGGAAGTAGGTCAAAGCTGTTTGCATTTTAGGAGTCTTAAATATTTGGTAAACGCGGTCCATATCCTTGTACCCCGCAGCACGGCCCGCGGCCGCTTTGCTCATTCCTCTTAAATGGAACAAGACTAATCGCTCTTCTTGAACGGAGAGTTCGTTTAATTGTAATCCGGCATAAGGAAGGTGAGACTGTAACTCGTTTCTATCAGCTTCACTCATGTCAGTTGGTCTTTCTTCATCTAGTAATCGCATGCTCGGGGATTATATTAAAAATTTTCCTTGTGTGTAACTATATTTTTACACCACCAATACAGCTCATCTTCTGTCATTGTATGCTTAATTAAGTTAACACGCCAACATACCAGTTGAATGTTAGTAAGTATGTACTCTATGTTTGGATCTATTCTGTCAATCGACACGTTCGTGTTCCGTTTTTCGCCACCCTTGTGCCACGTCATGAAGGCCCCGGACAACGCACAACGTCCGCCTTGTTTGTCCCACAATTCATTAAGTTGTTCTGGTGTTATTTCAAATAGCATTCCTTCTTCTTTCTCCCTCGAGTACTTTAAATGGTTCCATAAATTTTTTAAATATTTATATGGGCTAGAAGATTTAGTTATATTACGTTCAGCTAAAACACACTGTCGGCAATGCAGTCTTTGTTTTTCAAAGTCAGCTTTTGGTAAGGACTTCTTACACCGCTCACATATTTTATCCGCCATAATTTTTAGTGAAAATTTTTTTTATAAAAAAACTATAACATATCACGTTCTCATCCTCTCCCCCCCCGCCCAGTAGACCCCCCCAACCCCCGATCCGGTTTTTAGTTATGGAACCTTGTTTCTATCTTTAGGAACCTTGTATGAAAACCAGTAGGCAACGACAGTCTCGTACCTCGTCCGTCGTAAGTCTGATGTGATTTGTTTTAAATATTATAGGGGGAACCCGGGAGACATCATCATGTCATTAGATAAAACAATAAGAGCTATGCAATTCATAGCTAAGCCAGCAGTTAAGTTAACTACTCAAGCAGTAGCTAAAGTAGCTGAGCACGCAGTACCTAGAACCAAAGAGTTCATAGATACATGGAGCAGAGAATGGAATAAAGATAAGCCATCCTCTCTCGCTAAGCCAACATCCTCCGAAGAACCGGGGGACGTTGGGATATGTAACATCTGTACCGGACCATATGTTGACGGTGCATGTACAACATACAAGTGTTGGAGATAATTATGACTACTATACTTAGACTACTATCACTTATTATGTTTATCGTATCAGCCATACTCTTCAGTCTCATGACCTGGGACATGTTGGACTACGGCAGGTACTCTTGGGGCTATTTACAATTCTTAATCTGGTTAGCACTAGGCATTTCTACCTACGCGTACGGATTAGCTACGGCTTCACAAATACTTAGGAGGTAATCATGGACTATAAACTTGCTAACTCAAAACCCATCAACAACTACTTACCAGATGGGGGGGAAATGAGAGCAGACCCAGCTTTTTATGGCGCACATACAGATACATATGTCGTTGAAAATCCCGCTTGGAACAAAGCACTACTAGACAAATCGCGTCACGATAAGTTCTGTAGATATATGGAGACTACTATTCCATGCGAGCTAGTTCAAGAGGTAGAAAACATATCAGTTTGGGGAAAAAACAAAGTACCAATATTTGTTTTTAAGGCATTTCACTTCTAGTTCTCCCCGGGGGCTTCGGCCCCCACCCTTTGGCCACCCAAATATGTGCGTGCCTACTATCATGTGCGCTTGTGCACTACTATCATCACGAAGTGATGTGGATTGCGTGCAGGTGTGCACGCTGTGAGAAAATGTTCCACATGTTCCACGGTCTAACCCCCGTGCGGAACATTCTCGTGGAACACAGATTTGCTTACAGCTATGCGCTATACAGGCTAAACACGGAACGGATGTTCCATTGTTCCAGCTAATTCAGGTTTAACTCTACCGTCGAACGTCGACCGTTGTTATTTGTTTTAGATTTTTGTTAACCAAAAAGTACTGGAACATCTGGAACATTGTCATTTAACCCTGTAGGAATGCACGCTAACAATGTTCCACGAGCCCCGATTCGAGTGGAACATTGTGGAACACGTGGAACATTCAGCAGCAACGCTCGTCTACGACGCTCGTTGTAGGTTTTAT